AGAGGAGTTGCACTGCCCGTGCACACTTTCCGAAGAAAGTACTCACGCAAGGTTGAACCTAGCGGAGACATGACCGACTTACTTCTACCCAATTGAGAAGAAAACTGATTAAACTCAGAAATCTAATCGGAAGGGTTGAAGTGTGACGATCACGGGACACGGTATACTCCTCTCAGACTTCTAGTCTGCCCCCGGATTGTTAGGCCGGGACCCAACGGCGTTTTAGTGTGGTCACACCGTTATACACGGGTGACTCTCTCAAATGCTTTGGATCAACCTCTTCAGGAATAATATCCCTAAAGGGACTGAGATCATCGGGTCTCTTACGAGACTCGAGAGAGATCAAACATTTTTGAAGAGCCGCGTATCCCGACAGAGAGTCAGTGCGACGCTCTGCCTCTGGAACCATCGTTCTAACTTCAAAACGATGTAAAGACCGATTCCATCTCTCGATGGAACGGTATCCCAGATATGAGATACGACCAAGCCCTGGAGTAGTTTCAGAGACGTAGGGGAGATCCCCCACAATCCGCTCAATCTGTCGAAACAGATAGGAGCATGTGCGCCAGTATCCCTTCTTATAGAAGAGATTAGCTGTAGCACACCGAGAAATTAACTCCGAGGCCTGCCGCCTGTTTCTAGGCCGCAAATGACGGATATATGTGGGTGAAACCACATACCCGTTATAGGCGTCGGTACCACAAGACTCCCGGAAATAACCGGAAATAAAAGTCTTGGACCGATTTATCTTACAGCCAAACAACTGTAAGTTCCTAGTCACAGCAGCTGCCGCAGTGGACGGAACGATGATATCATCGCCGTACACATATACCTTACGAGAAACACGATAAATGTTTCTCGTGGTAACAGGAAGGTTGTTTTCATTGAGCAATGTAAGTATACACACTGTGTAGAAGTACATAGACTCAACCGGAAAACATAGAGCACTACCCATCGATGCAAACTTCTTGAGAGGACCTATTACGGTCTTATCAGGAAGGATAGCATGCGTTGATCGACATGCGTTGATAGCATCCCTTAATAAGGGGACACCATCGAACATGCGAAGAGCTAAAGATAGAGGAACTCTATCTGAAGCTTCGGACAAGTCGATTGTTGCTAAAGACCTATCCTTTGACGCTAGCAGCGCCATACGTTGATTAATCCCTTGGTCAGTGAAATTCACATGACCTCGAGACAACAACGACCGCTCAAGAATATCGTAAAGATATCCTCGAATGGCTTGCTGCGTGTATTGCATACACGCAGGCTCGATGGCGATGATACGTGGGCCTTTTAGAGTTTTCGGTACAGGAGTTACCTTTACAGGTAACTCCTGGCACGAGGGAATGAACGATACTTTCTCGAACCCCTTACTAAAAGCAGCGGATACAGAATATCCGTTGCCTAAGAAAGGGAAGTAGGGTTCAAGACGTTCATACCAGGTCTGCCATACGTATTTCTGGTTACCAGTAATACGATCAGCAGTTTGTCCAGGTCCGTGCCTCGGTATCAATTCAAAAGAATTGAAATCCAGAGGTTTGGAAGACTTCTGTCTTACCAAGAACCAGGTCCTAAAATCGGAGGCAACTGAATTAACTTCAGTGCTTGTCCAATCAAAAGACCATAATAGATGAGATACAGACTCAAATAGAGAAAGTAGATCATCTGTTGGACACTGGAACTCTTCAAGGTCGTGTTCCGTTTGAACGAAACCCTGAATGGCTTTGTACGTCCGCGAGGGCGTACATTCGAGGAGCAGCTTGTTGAACGCTCGGCATATTTGCCTAACGCCATCAACAATGACTGAATCCTCAGAATTGGGCGATTCATTTTCATTTAAACGCCTCCCTGTCTCCCAGTCAAAGAGGAGACCAATCATACCTTGCAAAAATGCAGGGATTGATCCTCGGATTCGTCGTCTTCTGGTTTTACCAAAAGAGCGAAACTGAGACTCAGGGTCTATCCGTCCTTGCTCTAGACTTAATTCAAAGTCTGCGGCAAAGGCGGGCAAAGTTATCGTCAAAAACGATAACCCCTCTTTCTTGACTCGTGACATTATAGTATTTTTGTCACGTAAATCGGAGACATCAGCAGCACACCTGGCGCACGCATCGTCGTAGACGAGGAGCGCCAGTTCTAGTAGGTCTCTTACGTCGCTTTTCAAGCTTCCTCCTGACTAGGGGGTAGACTTCGAACTCGACGTGATCTCCACAGATGTGGGTCCTCGTCTGTAAAACAGGCTCTTACGACTCATTGCCGACAAGTTTGCCGGCAGCAGTGTAAGAGCTAGCAGAGATCTGGGTAACCAGAGCGGCAACAATGTTCACCATATTGGTGGCAGTGAAACCGAAAGCTGGCTTATCCAACACGATGTAGGCGCCGAAGTCTTGATAAATGGACTTATCCGCATTAAACGGATCAGTCGCAAGAACCTTGACATCCAAGCGATACATCGACCGGACTCGGTAAGCGGCAGTATCTGCCTTTCCCGAGAACTGGTGACTAATGGTTAGGGTATAAAACCCATCATTAGACTGATAGATACTCTTGCTACCTTGGTTAGATATACGGGGCAACGAAATCGCTGCACCGCTATTATAACCAGTGATAGTTACAGACTGTGGATCAGAAAACATCGAGACGACCTCCTAAAACTAATAGGGAGTTTGTCCTAAACGGTAATCAACGCGGATCCCATTCGCGTTGAGGATCAGAGACCGCTAGGGTATACATTAGTGAACGCTAGAGCCTTAGCCACCCCAAGAGAGGAATGGCGACGACTATTAGCTTCCATGGGTGATACCTATGGCACTAAGTATAAGCTTTTGACGAGTGGATAAATCTCCACTTGTCAGTCCAAATCCAAACGGAGACGCGCTCACACGTGATTTGGACTCAATTAATTGAGTCCATTTACACGCTACGTCGCCATCCTTCAAGTGAACTACAGTTTCATTAACTGCAGTCTTGACGGTATGGCACATAACGTAGAAGTAAGCGCTGACTAATCGATCATAAGCCTGGCTAGTAACGTTATCTATAACGTTACCAGCGTTGGAAAACCAATCGATTAGCCAAGTCCAAGGTGTCAGTTCCCAGACCACAGTGGGTGAAGTGTTAACTCCATAGTAATGAAGTAAACGAATCACTTGTCCATAAGTCCCATCAGAGACTTTATGATTCTGTGGATCAAATTCCGGAGCATAGAACTTAAATGACCCACTGCCCCACACGCGCCGATTAAGCGTAGTGTAGAGTTTTGAGGTCACGAAAGTTCCGCTCGGACGATAAAACCCATACGGTAAAGTAGGGTAACAGTTACCGGCGAAATCGTCGATAACTGTAACGTCCGAAACGTCTTCGGTTTTGAACAAAACGCGGCTTCGTCGGTTGAATTTGCCGTTTTGAGAAGAAATCTCCTTAAAACGCTTATCCTGACGACTGTAGGCCTTATAAAGGTCCAACATGTCGCCGACAAAGGGTGCCCATCCAAACTGCTCATTGAGGAATTGTTCTGCCACGTGCTGTGGCATAAACAAATCCTTTACAGCAGAGCGACCGCCTCTCATAGCTTTATAGGCTTTTGAGAAACCTTCGCTGGTGGTGCGAAGTTGCCCTGGAAGTTCCACTACATTCTGTAGTAGACCCTGCATGGCATCAAACTCCGCAATCTTCGGCTTAGTTCGTTTGTAAGCCGCCGCGCCGTACTGCATCGCTGACTCATAATCTGCGTCAAATGCACCATTGAACCCAGCCTGACTAAAATCAGAGATGGAGTATCCATGGTCCCAGTTTGCTGGTACAAAACCTCCCTCATAACGTTGGCCATAACCATACGGACGATAGTCCGTACCGTCATATTTGCCACCGCCCTGAACCTTCGAAGGATCAGTGCAGGTAATCATGCGGAAGGGGCCACCAGAGTTATGCACAGCCTTACCAAAGATACGCTGTTTTCGAACACCGATAAGGGCAGGTGCCCCTCGCTGTCCGGTTCCAGGTATCTTATAGTATTTGGTGTGAAAACCGAGGACAGGACGAGTCAACTTATGTGTCTCGTCCCAACATCGTTTTATGGTGGGGTAACTAATACGATCATAATCCGTTACTTGGACGGGAATATCATTCACGTCTAGTAATTTGAGCAAGCCCAATTGGACAAGCTCAGGCTTAGAATCGTTAGATCTGTACCGAGGTCCGGCGTTCGAAGGCTTCTTACCACCACGATTCGTGGCTGGCTTTGGCTTGGAAGGTCTGATATTCCTATCATAACCTTTCTTTATACGTTTGATGCGGACCACATAAGTGGACCCATCACGACGTAAGACAATGTCAGGATCACGAAGATCGCGGTTGGCTTGACGCCGTCGACGTTCTTCCGGAGTAAGCAAACGCGACATAGCAGTAAACACCTTTCGTTGGATTTGGAGAAACACCAGCTTGCGCTGATGTATTCAAGGTGGCCCGGAAG